GATTATCCAATTGATATTACAACTGAGCAAGACTTAATTAATGTATTTGGTAAGCCAATCTCAACAGATGCTCAGTATGAGTACTGGATGAGTGCTTCATCATATCTTTCATATGGTGGAGTTTTAAAAGTTGTAAGAACAAGCGGATCAACTCTAAACAATGCCAATGCTGGAGTAGGAATTGCTTCTACAACTAGCTTAAAGATTGATAACTACGACGATTATACAAATAATCATTCAGATGGTACAAATTATACATATGGAGCGAAAAACCCAGGTTCTTGGGGAAATGGTCTCAAAGTTTGTTTTATTGACGATTTAGCAGATCAGACTTTAGGTATTACTACTACTAGTCTTGTTGCTCTTGGAGCAACTGTTGGTTACGGAGTCACTGTTACTCTTACCAATCAAGTAATTGCAGGGTCTGGAAGCACTTCTTTATTCAATGGATATCTCAAAGGCATTATTACTGGAGTAACAACAGATTCCACAAACTCAAATAGTACAATTGATGTGAAAATTGTTTCGAGAGTTTCAAGTGCAGGAACTGAAACAAAAATTGATTATGCAGAGGGTTCTACTATTGCCGCATTTGTTGTGGCAAATACAATTAGATTTATTAATAATTCTGGAAGTCAATCAGGATCAGCAACTGTTGCATCTGTTTCAGATTGGTATGACAATCAAACCCTTGGATTAACAAATTCAACAGTTTACTGGAAATCAATTGCACCAAAACCAACTTCTAATAGATATTCTCTGGATAGAAATGGTAAAAATGATGGACTTCATATTGCAGTTGTTGATGATCTCGGAACTATAACAGGAAATCAAGGCACAATCATTGAAAAGCACCTTGGACTTTCAAAAGCACTTGATTCTATTTCCGCTGTTAATTCTCCACAAAAAATTTGGTACAAGCAATATTTGGCAGATTTTTCTGCTCAAATTTATGCAGGAAATAATCCATCTAGTGCCTCTGATTCATATTGGAACACTGCACCAAGAGCAACTGGATTCTCTACATCATTTACCACATACACAACATCTCAAGGTCTGTGGGGACAAAATGCTCAGGACATAACCTTTAGTGCAATTGGTAATAAATCTTATACTCTAAGTGGTGGTGTTGATTATTCTGCTGCTGGCGGAATGAAGGCAACTTTGGGAGATTTGATTACTTCTTATGGTTTATTCTCAAATAAAGATGAAATACAAGCAGATTATTTAATTATGGGTCCTGGTTTAGATTCTGAATCAGATTCTCAAGCAAAGGCAAATTATCTTATCTCTACAGCAGGGAATAGACAAGATTGTATTGCTTGCATTGGTCCACACAGAGCAAATTTAATAGGAATTACAAATACCACAACTCAAACCAATAACTTAATCAAGTACTTCAGCCCACTTTCTTCTTCATCATACGCAGTGTTTGATAGTGGATATAAGTACACTTATGATAGATTTAATAATAAGTTTGTTTATATTCCTTGCAATGCCGACATTGCTGGTTTAATGACAAGAACAAATATTATTTCTTATCCTTGGTTCTCACCAGCTGGTCAACAACGTGGAATTTTGAATAATGCAATTAAACTTGCTTACAATCCAAATAAGGAACAGAGAGATCAACTTTATCCACTAAGAATCAATTCAATTGTAACTCAACCTGGAATTGGAACTCTCCTTTTTGGTGATAAGACTGCTCTCATATATGCTTCGGCATTTGATAGGATCAATGTTCGTCGTCTTTTCCTTACAATTGAACAGGCACTTCAAAGAGCTGCTCAGGCACAACTCTTTGAATTGAATGATGAACTCACACGAGCAAACTTTAAGAATATTGTTGAACCTTACCTCCGTGATGTTCAGGCAAAGAGAGGACTTTATGGATTCTTAGTCGTCTGTGATACATCAAATAACACTCCTGATGTGATTGATAATAATGAGTTTAGAGCAGACATTTATCTGAAGCCTGCTAAGTCCATTAATTATGTAACTCTTACTTTTGTTGCTACACGCACTGGCGTATCTTTTGAAGAAGTAGCTGGTACAGTTTGATTTAATTAAAACCACAACAAGGAGGACCTAAAAATGGCACACAGTATTCAAGATTTCAAAACAGCACTCAAGGGCGGTGGTGCCCGTCCCAATTTATTTGAAGTCGTTTTAACTGACTTCCCAGGTGGTGCAGAATTTGATGCTACAGAATTTTCTGTTCTGTGCAAAGCAGCAAACTTGCCCGCATCAAACATTGCTTCAATTGATGTTCCTTTCAGAGGAAGAACTTTCAAAGTTGCAGGTGATCGTACATTTGATACTTGGTCAATTACCGTTATTAACGATGAAGATTTCAAAATTAGAACCGCAATGGAAGCTTGGATGCAATTTGTTGGGCAATATGCCGATGGAAGTGGTTCAACTTCTCCCAACGATTATATGAGAGATGTTCTAGTCAAGCAATTAAAGAGACTTCCAAGTGTTGTTGGTGGAAATGCTGCAGTTGGTGCTGGACTAGAAGTTGCCAAGCAATACAAGTTTTACAGCATCTTCCCAACTAACATTTCTGCAATTGATCTTTCATATGATACAGCAGATACGATTGAAGAATTTACTGTAGAATTCCAAGTCCAGTACTGGACTCCATACGTAGGCGAGAACTGATATAATAAATATATCAAGCATCAAAATAAAATAAATTATGGCAAAGTTGTTTGGATTTTCTATTGAAGATAACGAACCAATATCTTCCGATGTAGTCTCTCCCGTTCCACCTAATAACGAGGACGGGAGTGATTTTTATCTTACCAGTGGATTTTTTGGATCCTATGTAGACATTGAAGGTGTTTATAGAACAGAATTTGATTTAATTAAAAGATATAGAGAAATGGCACTTCATCCGGAGTGCGATAGTGCTATTGAAGACATTGTTAATGAAGCAGTTGTAAGTGACACTAATGATAGTCCAGTATCAATTGAACTATCAAATTTAAATGCAAGTGATGGAATAAAGAAAAAAATTAGGGATGAGTTTAGATATATTTTAGAGTTATTAGATTTTGATAGAAAATCGCACGAAATTTATAGAAACTGGTACGTTGATGGGAGATTATATTATCACAAAGTAATTGACCTAAAAAATCCACACGAAGGCATTCAAGAACTTCGTTACATAGACGCAATGAAAATGCGTTATGTTCGCCAACAAAAACAAACAGAAAAAGATAAGAAAATTTATAGATTGGCAAATGTAAATATTGATGACCCAATGTCTTATGAATTTCCAGAAATTGAAGAGTATTACATTTACAACCCCAAAATGACATATCCAACTACCAACCCGTCTTCTATGGGTGGTACTGGAGGGATTAAATTTTCAAAAGATTCCATCACTTATTGCACATCTGGACTTGTAGATAGGAATAAAGGTTCAACTCTTTCTTATCTACACAAAGCAATTAAGTCTCTCAATCAACTTCGTATGATTGAAGATAGCCTTGTTATTTACAGACTATCTCGTGCTCCAGAACGTCGTATTTTTTACATCGATGTTGGAAATCTACCAAAAGTAAAAGCAGAGCAATATCTTCGTGATGTAATGATGCGTTATAGAAATAAAATGGTCTATGACGCAAATACTGGAGAGATTCGTGATGATAAAAAGTTTATGGCAATGCTAGAGGATTTTTGGCTTCCAAGGAGAGAAGGTGGTAGAGGCACTGAAATTTCCACTCTTCCTGGAGGTCAAAACTTAGGTGAAATTACTGATATTGAATATTTTAAAAAGAAACTTTATCGTTCATTAAATGTTCCACCATCAAGAATGGATGGAGAAGGTGGATTCAATCTTGGCCGTTCATCAGAAATTCTTCGTGATGAGGTTAAATTCAGTAAATTTGTCGCACGTTTAAGAAAAAGATTTTCTTATATGTTCAATGATATGTTAAAGACACAATTGATTTTAAAGAATATCATTACTCCAGAGGATTGGGAGAGAATGGATGAACATATTCAGTATGATTTTCTTTATGATAATCATTTTGCGGAACTTAAAGATGCAGAACTTTTGAATGAAAGATTGAATATGGTTCAAGTTGCAGAACCTTATGTTGGAAAGTATTTTTCTCAAGATTACATAAGAAGAAAAATTCTCCGTCAAACTGATGAAGAAATTATAGAACAAGATAAAATTATAGAAAAAGAAATTAAAGATGGAGTAATTCCAGATCCAAGTATTGCTATGGATCCAACAACAGGAATGCCTTTAGGTCCAGAAACAGCACAGATGGATTTGGGAAGACCAGTAATGGAACCAAATCTCGATGCTCAAGGTGCTGCAACAGAAGTAGATGCTAGAGTTGCAGAAATTCCTAAGGGCGGTGAGATATAAATAAAAACGATTAACTAAAGGTATTAGAAAATGGATGATCTTCTGGATATGATTGTTGCTGACGAATCGCCGTCACAAGTAAGTGATAAGATTAAAGAGCTTCTTTTTGCAAAGTCTGCAGAAAAAATCGATTCTTTTAGACCAGCAATAGCAAATTCTATGTTCGATGTTGCAGATGAAGATACGTATGTGGATGAGGAAGAGTGATAAGTGGATGACTTTGGAGTTAAAATAGATTTATCAGATTTCTTTTCTTCAGTAAGCACTGAGAAGAAAAAGAAAAAAGAAGAATTTAACTCAATTGTTGGTGAATTAAATTTAAATAGTATCTTTGAAGAAGTAACTACTTTAAAGAAAAAGACTAAGATCAAAAAAAAGAAAGAAGAAAAGACTTTAGAAGCATTTGAAAATTGGTTGTATTCTAATAAAGTAAAAGAACAACCAATAGAAGAAGTTCAGGAAATTGTAGAAGAAGTTATTGATGAAGTTCAAGAAATTGTAGATAATATAGTAGAAAAAAATACGGGAAAGGATTCATCATACGAATGGTGTGTTGAAGAATCACCAAAAACAGATGAAAAATCTGAATCACTCATAGAAAAATCTTTAGGACTTCTTTCTGAACCTTCAAACACAAAAGTCCAAAATGATCCACTCACTCCTCTGGATCAAAAATTTGCAACACTTGATGATTTACAAAAGCATTACAATCTTTTCATAACGAGAATTCAACAACAACTTTCCACTCTGGGTGGAGGTGGTGAAACTCGTCTTGAGTTTCTTGATGATGTTGACAGAGATAGTGCAAA